GACCCTTACACCAACACCAACCGTTACATTAACACCAACAAATACACCAACCGTTACACCAACTATTACACCAACAAATACAGTTACACCAACTATTACACCAACAAATACAGTCACACCAACAAATACAGTCACACCAACACCAAGCCCTATTGTAGGATATCTCAGTGTTCGAGTTGCCGCGGACTCATTTATTCCATCCACAGATGCGACTGTATGGTATGCAATATCTGCAACATATGACGGAACGCAACCATTCCCACTTGGACAAACATGGTTACAGTTAGGCTTATCACAAACTTTACCTTTTTGTCCATCTAACACTTTATATGGAACAATAACGGTTCCTGTTGGTTCGTTTGTTTATGTCCAAGTAAGAGATAGTTCAGGAACTAATATATATTTGACAACAAATAACTTTACGAGTTCGAATCCATGTTTATTCCCATCGTTTACTACACCTTATACAGACGGTTTTTCTATGGGAAGCCCAAGTTCGAGTAGTAAAACATATAAAATTTCAAATCCAATAACAACAACACCCGCACCATAATTATATAAAACACTATTGAAATATTTATATCTATAGTTAAATTATTAATATGGAAAATAACAATCAAAATCTAACAGTTTGGCAAAAACTTTCCAAGACTTTTGGTCCTGATAGCACCTTAGGTCAAGGAAGACCAGACTACAAACTAGATAAAAAAGAAATTTTAAAAACTCAAGATAAAGCTGAGTATGAAAGGGCAAAACTCCAAAATCAACAATCTTTATATCTAAGCACCAATTGGGCGAAAGTTGAAAACAATTTATATACCCAAGCGGTTTATTATGAACCAACAAGATTGGCGGCGTTTTACGATTACGAATCAATGGAATATTGTTTGGCGGGAGATACTAAAATTGCAACCCCGAACGGTTTTATCACAATTAAAGAGTTATCGGAAAAAGGTAGGGATTATGAATTTATTACTTATGCATATGATCATAACCTTAAAAAAGTAGTTCCCGCAGTAGCTAGAAACGCCCATTATACTAGAGATGAAATGACATATAAAGTCACGTTTGATGACGGTAGTCATATTATTGCAACATGGGAACACCAATTTATGAAAAGAGATGGTTCATTTGAACGGGTTATGAATTTAAAGCCTGGAGATTCAATGATGCCATTTTATCGTAAATCTTTTTATAATAACAAGAAATATAATTGGGTTTACACTTGTAATTCTGTAGAGGGTCATAATGGTTGGGTTTCAGAACACAATTTAGTTGCTGAATGGTTTTATGATGTTAAAGTAAACGAAGACGAGGAAGTGCATCATATTGATTTTGATGGTAAAAATAATTTACCTGAAAACCTACAAATAATGAAGATATCTGAACACAGAGCATATCATGCAAGACTAAATAACGAAAAATTATGGTCTAATCCTGATTATAGAAACAAAATGTCTGAAGTCGCAAAAAGAAAGGGTAAATTAGTTTGGGGTGGAAGACGAAGTGGTGATAAAAATCCAGCTTACATAAAAATAGGTTGGGATAACATTATTGAAACTGCAAGAAAAATAAAAACCTTGAAGGGAACCGCTAAACAATTAAATGTATCTTACCGAAAGTTACAAAGAGAAATCGTTTCAAATGGATATCAAGATTGGGGAACTTTTTTAACCGCATACGGAATACAGAAATCACCATACTCAACAGCTAAAGCAAAAAAAGATATAATTAACTTAAACCATAAAATAGTATCAATTGAACCTCATGGTGTTGTGCCTGTTTATGATTTGACTGTTCCTGGATATAAAAATTTTGCTACAGACTCAATTTTTTCACATAACACTCCCGAAATCTCAACCGCACTTGACATATACGCTGAAGAATCAACTACCCCAGATCAAAATGGTTATATTTTACAAGTATATTCTGAATCAAAAAGAATCAAAAGTATTTTAGTTGATTTATTTGTTAATACATTAGACATAAACACTAATTTACCGATGTGGATTAGAAACATGTGTAAATATGGTGATAATTTTGTTTATCTGAAATTAGACCCTGAAAAAGGGGTTACAGGATGCCTTCAATTACCAAACATCGAAATCGAAAGATTAGAAAGAGGTATTGATTCAAGAACATATAACGCGACAATTAATGTTAATAGAAAGGCCTTGAAATTTGCGTGGAAAGCAAGGGAAGCCGAATTTAATACTTGGGAGGTTGCCCACTTTAGATTGTTGGGTGATGATAGAAAACTTCCTTATGGAACATCAATGTTAGAAAAGGCTCGTCGTATTTGGAAACAATTAGTATTGTCTGAAGATGCGATGTTAATCTATAGAACATCAAGAGCACCCGAAAGGAGAGTTTTCAAAGTTTTCGTTGGTAACATGGATGACAAAGATGTTGAGCCATATGTTCAAAGAGTTGCAAACAAATTTAAAAGAGATCAAATTGTTGATAGAAAAACAGGAAATGTGGATTTAAGATTTAACCAAATGGCAGTGGATCAAGATTATTTTATTCCTGTAAGAGACGCCGCTCAAGCAAGTCCAATTGAGACATTACCGGGAGCAACTAACCTTTCAGAAATCGCAGATATTGAGTATATCCAAAAGAAATTGGTTACAGCACTTCGTATTCCTAAAGCGTATTTAGGTTTTGAGGAACCTGTAGGTGATGGTAAAAACTTATCACTATTGGATATTCGTTTTGCAAGAACAATCAATAGAATTCAAAAATCGGCAATTGCTGAGATGAATAAAATTGCAATCATTCACTTATTTCTTATGGGATTTGAGGATGAGTTATCAAACTTTACGTTACAACTTACAAACCCATCTAAACAAGCAGATTTATTAATGATTGACGTTTGGAAAGAAAAGGTGATATTATATAAAGATATGGTGTCTGAAATTGCTAAATCAATTCAGCCTACTTCAGCAACATGGGCGAAAAAACATATTTTTGGTTTTTCTGATGATGAAATCAAAGTCGAACTTAACCAAATCAGAATGGAACGAGCAGTTGCCGCTGAACTTGATAATACGGCAACTATTATTACAAAAACAGGTATTTTTGATACGGTTGATAGATTATACAAAACCGTAACTGGAGGAACTGCATCTGCAGGAGGAGCTGCCGCTCCACCAGCGGGAGGAGAAGGAGGAGCACCACCTCCACCACCAGCGGGAGGAGAAGAAGGAGGAGCACCCCCAATTCCTGAATCAATAAGAAAGGATAAAAACAAACTCATATTAGAATCAGAAATTGATGATTTTGATGAAGACGAATTTTTAGATTTTCAAAAAGTTAATAACACTTTAGGTGAGGTAACCGATGAATTATCAAAACTTTTAGGTGATTAATTTTTTTATTAGATATTTATATAACAAAAAGAAATTATGATTGGGGAATTAAAATCAAAAATAGAAAAATATTTAACGGAATCTTATAAAAAAAATAATTTAAAAGATAATTTATTTGTCTTTGAGGAATTAGTCCTTAAAAACAAAAATATTTCCAAAATATTTTATTTATATGATGAACTACAACAACCAAAGGGTTTGTCTGAGTCATTAGCCAACGAATTTATTTTTGAATCAATAACGGCATACGAAAATTTAATTAACAAAGTAACACCAACACAAATTAGAGAAATAAAAGCTTGGGTTGGTCATGTTAAATGTGAAAACAAATACAAAAATATTGATGATCTTTTCTCAAAGAACGTCCTAACTTTAGAAAACAAAATTAAAAGTAAAAAAGTAATCTTGGAAAGTCTAAAATCAAAAGGACAAACCCAAAAAGAAATAATCAATGTTCCTTTAAAATCTATGGTGAATGTTGCAAATAAAACAATTGATAGTTTTTTATCTTCTTTAAATGAAAATGAAAGAAAAGAATTGAAGGTTTTGTTATCAACGCCAAAAGAAACTTTGATAGAAAACTATAACAAAGAGAAAAAAATAGTTTTAGAAAAATTATCGAACAAAAAACAAAATGAAACAGATAAAGAAACTATAAACACGATCGATCAAGTGTTAAGTAAAATTCAAACAGAATCTTTTTCAGAACTTAATTATTACAAATTAAAAAATTTAAACGAAGGTCTTTAATTTTTGATTAAAAATTGCCCGTTTTAATTTTAATCTTTTTTTTATAGATTTTTTTACAAATTCTTTCCTTTCAAAAAGAATCAGATTTTGTTTCGTCTTATTTACCTTTGATTTTAAGTCTTTAATTGACTTTTCAACATTTCCTTTTTTTACCTCAACTTTCAACATACAATTAAATATTTGATTCAAATATAATATTTGTTTATAATTTAACAAAATAAACAACACAAATATGAAAAATTTTTATGAAAAAAGGGAAGACCGTAAAATTGGTTGGATATAAATCCTTTAAATCACAATTTGGAACGATTGATTCCACAAACTTAAAATCAATCTTTATTAATATTCAAACTTGGGTAGAACCAAAAGATGAATTCGAAAATTGGAACCGAATAATTTTAAACATGACAAGGTCGGTTAAACACACAATTTTAGAAAATATAAACAAAGAATTTTTTGACACAAAATTTATTGTAGATTTTGATCTGAGAACAAGTGGTCTACAAACAAAAAAGAAATCATTTTTAAACTTAGAAATGAATCTATTCTTAATAGAAGAAATTGATTTCAAATCACCAAAACTTAAAAAACTTGTAAAAAATTTGGTTAAATGTATATATTCAGACGTGATGAATAAAAACAAATATTTCAAATTTTATCTAACTAAAAACGGAAATCTAAAACCCCTTAAAAAAGAAACTGAAACTCTTTAGTATTTATATATAAAAATACATGTCAATATGAATGATCAATCAACAATTATTAGTTATATATATTGCTTGAAAGATCCTATAAACTTTAGTATTAAATATATTGGTAAATCGGATAACCCACCTAAAAGGTATATTGAACATATAAGAAAACACAAACATACTATTACAAAAAAAAATAATTGGATTAAAAAATTAATTTCGATAGATAAAAAACCAATTTTAGAAATATTAGATGTTATTCCGTTTTCAGAATGGTCATTTTGGGAAAAATATTGGATTGGGTTATTTAAATCGTGGGGATTTAATTTATATAATTTAACTAACGGTGGTGATGGGGGTAATTATGGCCCTGAATCAAATAGAAAAATATCCGAGAAATTAAAAAATAGAAAATTTTCTGATGAAACTATTAAATTGATGTCGGAATCGGCGAAAAAAAGAAAATTAACAGAAGAAGGTAGAAAAAAACTATCTAAAAGTAGAACAGGGGGTAAAAATCCTATGTTTGGTAAAAAACAATCATTATTTTGTGTTGAGTCTAAATATAAACCAGTTATTCAACTTACAATAGATGGTGAATTTGTTGCTGAATGGAAGTCATTAAAAGAAGTATCTGAATATTTATTAATTAACCGAAACACAATTAGGATGGTTTGTAATAACCAAAGACGAAGTGCGGGAGGATATAAATGGAAATTTAAATAGATAATGAAAGTCAATATAACAAATGAATTAGATAAAAAAATGATCCTTGTCGAATATGACGCTGGATATATTGATCCAAACGAAAGAAGAAACTTGTCTATGATTAGAGAAAATCGAGATATGTTGGATCACTCCAAACCATTTGAGTTCTATGCGGTTCTTCAAAAATATAATACACCAAATAGAAACGGAAGAATATATCCTGAAAAGATATTAAAAAGAGAAGCCGAGAATTATAAAAAAATGATTCAAAAGGGAACGGCTCTTTCTGAGTTAAATCACCCTGAATCTTCACTTATAGATCTTGATCGTGTATCACATGCAATTACTGATATATGGTGGGAAGGTCCTGTATTGTTAGGTAAATTAAAACTTCTTACAAGTCCTGGTTTTCACGAAAGAGGGATTGTATCAACAAAAGGTGACTTAGCAGCAAACTATCTTCGTCAGGGTGTTACATTGGGGATTTCTTCTCGTGGAGTAGGTTCCCTTAAAAAAGTTGGTGAACAAAATGAAGTTCAGGATGATTTTGAATTAATTTGTTTCGATTTAGTTTCATCACCATCAACACCAGGGGCATATCTTTTTAGAGATAAAGATGAAAGATCTCGGTTTGAAGAAAACTTAGATGAAGAGAAAAAAATGCACGCAGAAAGACATGTTGGTGAAGCTGGATCAAAATCACTTGACTTAATGAATAGATTATCCGATTATTTGAATAAATAAAAAAAAATAATTATGGACGAAAAGTATTTTATTGCGAGAATCACAACTGATATTGTTGATGAGAACACCGGAAAGGTAAAGAAAATGAAAGAAGAAAAATTGGTCAGAGGATATTCACCGACTGATGTTGAGGCTAAAGTTACAAAGGTATATGAAAATTATACTATGGATTGGCGAATTACCGCTATTGTTGAATCAAAAATTGATGAGGTAATCGAAGGGTAAACTCAAGAAAATTTTAATTAAAAAGGGAAAAGGAAAAAAATCTTTTTCCCTTTTTTTATGCCCAATCGTGTAAAATACAGAACTTTTTGAAAAATGTGAATATTTATTAGAAAAACTATTTAAAAAAAAATGAGTTACAACAAAAATGTAGTAGAAGATGCTCTATTTCAAATTAAGAATTTGGAAGAGACTCTACAAGAAAATGCAAAAGGAATACTTCAGTCTACAATGAGTGAAGAAATCAGACAATTGGTAAAAGAATCTTTGAAAGAACAAGATGAGATTGAACAACCCGCAACCGATGACGAAATCGAAGTCGATGATGAAATGGACATGGGTCCTGAAGAAATGGACGATGAGGACATGGAAATGGAACCTGAAGATGACATGGAAATGGATGATGAAGACATGGAAATGGATGATGAAGACATGGAAATGGAGCCTGAGGATGATATGGAAATGGACGATGAAGAAGACGCTATCGATATGACAGATGCTTCCGATGAAGAAGTTTTAAGGGTTTTTAAAGCTATGGGAGACGACGATGGAATCGTTGTGAAAAAAGAAGGTGATTACATCCATCTTACAGATGAAGATGATGATTACATGATACAACTAGGAGAGTCCTATAATGAATTAGATGAAGAAGACATGGAAAATATGTATGAAATCGAAATGGATGATGAAACTAACGAAATGATGGATTCTGACGAAACAATTTATGAAATTGAAATGAGTGGTATGGGTTCTGAAATGGACGAAATGGATGACGAAATGATGGAATCTGATGATTACATGATGGAAACGGATGATTACATGATGGAAACGGATGATTACATGATGGAAACGGATGATGAAATGATGGAAATGGATGATTATATGATGGAATCTAAAAGGTCCAAAAAGTTCAAAAAATCTGTAACTCCAAAAGGTGTAGGAATCGGTAGAGGACCTAAGTTTGGATACGATAAAAAACCAAATATGAGTGGAGGTTTTTCTGAGAAGAAAAAAGAAGCTTTTGGTAAAGGTATCAAAGCAATGGGAACAGGAAAGGCGAAATTTGAATATAAAGAAGGTGAAAACATGAAAAAAGGAAAAAACACCACTGTGAAGAAAATGGAAACAAAAGAAGCTTCAAGAACACTAGGTAGTGGTTCTAATTTCAGAAGAGGTGGTCTTCCTAAACCAAGAGCACATTCTAGTTTTAACACGGCAATCAATGAAGAATTAGAATTGATGAAAGAAAAAAACAACGAATATAAAAAAGCACTTGATGTTTTCAGAACAAAACTTAACGAAGTTGCGATCTTCAATTCAAATTTGGCTTACGCCACACGTTTGTTTACTGAACACTCAACCACAAAACAAGAAAAAATAAATATCTTAAGAAGATTTGACAACGTTGATACGTTGAAAGAATCTAAAAACTTGTATAGAACCATTAAATCAGAATTAGGTTCAGGTTCTACACATGAAACTAAACTAAATGAATCAGTTGATAGAAAAATTAGCAGAACTGTTGAGTCTGGATCTTCTGTCAATTTGATCGAATCAAAAACTTATGAGAATCCTCAATTCTTGAGAATGAAGGATTTGATGACAAAGTTAAAATAAACATAAACTAAAATAATAAAACCTTAAAAAAAATGGGAGCATTATTAGAATCAGGTCTTGTTGGTAACATCGGTCTTAAGCACCTTAAAGTTATCAAAGAAGACACAATTAACAAATGGGACAAATTAGGCTTTCTTGACGGTCTAAGAGGTCACCTTAAAGAAAACGTAGCTCAATTGTATGAGAACCAAGCATCTTTCTTGATTAACGAAGCATCTTCAGATGGAACTTCTAACGGAGCATTTGAAACAGTTGTTTTCCCAATCGTAAGACGTGTATTCTCTAAATTATTGGCTAATGACATCGTATCAGTGCAAGCTATGAACTTACCAATCGGTAAATTGTTCTACTTTGTGCCTAAAATCCAAGGATATGAAAACGCAAGTTCAACATTTGCAAACTTGTATCCTAACTCTACACCTGACAATAACGGAAATGCAGGTGGTGAGCACTTTGCACCTGTAGGGGCACCAAACGGACCAACTAACCCTAACGTAGGTTATGACGCAACTGCTGGTGGTTATCCTTACGCTAAAAACCTTTATGACTTGTTCTACGAAGGAAATGAAGCGTCTTTAGATCCTCCAGGATTATTTGACTACTCTAAAGGTAAGTGGACTGCAGTAACTGCAAACACCGTTGTTCAGCATTGGGTAGGTGGATACTTAGTAGATACTTCACTTAACTCTTACTCAGGAAACACAAGAAAAGTTATCATGAAACTTTGTGGTTTTGCTAACTCAGGAGCTGGAAAACTTATCGGACCTGATGGTAACGAAATGGATACAGAAGCTTTCTTGTCTGACTTAAGAATCTACGGAACTTCAGTTATTTCTGCAGATACTACACCTTGTAACGTTCTTAGGGGAACTTTCAACGGACAGTCTGTATTTGTTCCTCTATTATTTAGAGTTGTAACACAAATCTACGGTAAAGGAATTGTTAAGTATGGTAACAACCAAAACACACAATTTAGAAATGCGGGTGATAACCCTGGTTCACCAGCTTACAACCCACCAACAGGAAACGGATCAAACTATTATGATATTTGTGATGCTGATGGTTGTATTTATCTTGAAGTAGACCTTTCTTGTCCTGTATGTGCTGATTGTGATTCTACATCACTTGACGGTTACACAGGAACAACTATCTATTCAGGAACTTCTGGAACTTCATTCATGGCTTGGTATAGAAGATATGCTGACTTAGAATTTGAAGATCAAATTGGTGAGGTTTCTTTTGATTTACAGTCAGTAACTGTATCTGTAACTGAAAGAAAACTAAGAGCTCAATGGTCACCTGAATTGGCTCAAGACGTTGCGGCATTCCACAACATCGACGCTGAAGCTGAATTGACAGCATTGTTGTCAGAACAAATAGCGGCTGAGATCGACCGTGAAATTCTACGTGACTTGAGAAAAGGAGCGGCTTGGCAATTACGTTGGGACTACAACGGATGGAGAAGAATTTCTCAAACAACATCTTACACTCAGAAAGACTGGAACCAAACTTTGATCACAGCAATCAACCAATTGTCAGCACAAATCCACAAATCTACTTTGAGAGGTGGAGCTAACTGGATTGTTGTATCTTCTGAGGTTTCTGCTATCTTTGACGATTTAGAATACTTCCACGTATCTAACGCGGCTCCTGAGCAAGACCAATACAACATGGGTATCGAAAGAGTTGGAACTCTATCTGGTCGTTACCAAGTTTATCGTGATCCTTACTTCCCACCAAACCAAGTTTTGATTGGGCACAAAGGAACTTCATTGTTAGACACAGGTTACATTTACGCACCGTATGTTCCTCTACAATTGACACCTACAATGTATAACCCATTCAACTTCACGCCTATCAAAGGTATTATGACAAGATACGCGAAGAAGATGGTAAATAATCGCTTTTACGGAAGAATTACCGTGGATGGTGTTAGATCATTCGATTTAAGAGAATTGAGATAATCAATTAAAGGTTTATAAGAAGAAAGGTCAGAGAAATCTGACCTTTTTTTATTTGTCATCAGTATTTTTTAGAAGAATTCTAATCGCCTTAGAAATAACTTCTGATTCACCAATAGAAAAGGCACCCTTTTTATATGCCGATTTTATCGCCTCTATTAGGTAATAATTTGCAGTGTTATTATCCATAGTCGACAAAAGTATTTCTAAATGGTCTTCGCTAATAAGATTTATAGAACCAAATAAATTACCAAAAATTTCATTTTCATTTTCCATATTTAAAATATAAGATATTTATAATTATAATTCAATGGATAGACTAAGTAAAATAATTAAAAAAGTCGTAAGTGAAGCAACTGGCGATATGACAGGAAGTAGAGGAAGTTATATTCCACCTGTGCAACCTGGTTTGAGACCATTTTCAGGAGAATCATTACAACCATTTACTAAAGCGGTTTCAGACTATAAAAGCCCATTAGTTCAATATGATAGTTATGATAAACAGTGGGACTTAAGACACAACCAAATTATTGAATTAGAAAGGACTGCAGCCAAAATTCAAGACTATATCAAACACCACCCATTTTCAACATTTAGTGACGAAGATGGAAATGTTATTAATCCACAAATGAATGATAAATTCAACCCAAACATAAAAGAAAAAATGACACCATTCATAGAAAAAGTGAAATTTAACGAGTGGGTTGAGCTAACGGATGATCTTTTGTTAGAAGCGGATTCCTCAATTACCTCGGGTATATATAATGCTCCTTTAGAAATTGGGTCATACAAATGGAAAAACTCAGAACTATCCCCATTCATTTATGATGGTAATAAATATTACAACAAAAAATCTCTTTTAAATACACTTAAAAAAAATGTTAAAAGAAATGTTGGTGTGTGGGAAAAAGACGAAAAGGGCTCATATAAAAGAGACATCGATTATCCCGACACAATTAATGAAGACTTGGCCGTTTGGTTCGGTAAAAAGAAGAAGCCTAAGGGATCTTCTCAACCAAAAGGTCCTTGGGTAAACATTTGTCGTAAAGTCGACGGAAAACACCCCCCATGTGGTCGAAGTGATACAAGTAAGGGTTCATATCCTAAGTGTAGAGCAGCAGGTGTTGCTGGTAAAATGTCTGACTCACAAAAAAAGGCTGCTTGTGCTCAAAAAAGAAGAGCCGAGAAAAAAGATCCACAACGAGGTAAAGGACAAAAACCTGTGATGACTTCTTATAAACCAAAAAAGAATATTAAAGAAGACACCACAGTTTTATCAATCATTCGAAATCTAAAAATCTAACTCGGATTAGAATTAATTTTTTGTTCAATCTTTTCTAAAACTTTTTGTAAAGAATTTTTTATATTTCCTTTGACTTCCATTTCAGCATTACTTCTTCTTCTTTCGGTTTCATTATCGTATAAATAAATGACCCTGTCAAAATCTCTACCTGTAAGTTTCACATCATAGTGAAATACGTGGTTTGTTATTTCTACTCTACCATAGTCAATTATAATGAAAAGATTTAGTGTCTCATTAAGAATATATCTTTTGTTAGACATAGGTGCAATCATAAAATCCGAATCTTTGTGAGATATAACTTTAACACAAATTTTAAAGGCGGTTTTTTCGTGTAGTTCTACTTCCTCATGAGTTTTCATTGCGGAACTACGGTTGAGTTTTCCTAAATATACTTTGAATCTTTTGTAAAATCTTAAAAACGCTTTTTTCATTTATTTGTAGTTTATGTTTGTTCTACAAATATAGGAAAGAAAATTTAATAAGACAAATTGGATTTAACTAATTAACAGAAAGCCCCTGAACATCTTTTTTTCCCGTCAAGTCCTTTAATTTTTCCTTTACAGACTTGGACAGCGTGACCATTACTATAGGCTGAGGGGTAGACCTCGTATTTTGCTTTGGCGGATGCAATACCTCTTGCACATAATTTTGTTCCTGTTTTTTTTCTACCTTCCATCATTATATTATCATCCATATCATTTTCATGATGTTCAGAATTAGTTCTATTCATTAAAAAATCAAAAACTTGATCCATATTGTTTTTTGCTTCAGCAATGTGATCTTGAGCCCAATCATGACCATCTTCTAAAATTTCTTCTATCATGTTTTGGTCTAAATCAAGTAATAAATCACATTGTCTTCTAATTTGTTCTAAATTAGAGAAAAACATATATCTCGAAGAGTGTTGTTCGTCGTGCGTTTCTAATAAAACTTTTCTAATAATATAATTTAAATTTTTCATAATCTTTTTAAGAGTTTAAACCGTTTCTTCCTCCAAGTTGAACTGATCCTAATTGTGTAATTGGATTTCCATACAACCCAGTCCACTCTGGATGTGGTAATGTTACTTCATTTACAGTTGTTCCTGGACCACATGGACAACAAATAACACAACCATTATATTCTGTTCCTGCAGAAAAAGGAATACTTGAACTACAAGCAAAACAAGAATCAAATAATGTTGCTAATTCATATACGGGTCCTGGTATGGTTGATCCACTAACAAAAGTTGCACATAATATTTCTCCAGTAAGTCCATTTATAACGGAATAGGTGTCTCCTGTAACTAAAGGAGTTCCATTGTCATTTACATTGACAAAAACTCCCGATTGATCACATAATTCAAAACTTTGAATTGCCATAATATTGTTTTTCTTAATAAATATCTAATTATTCTGTTTTCTCGTTTACGATTTGAAAATTAATTTGTTCTTTATAAACATTAATTTGACCTGAAGTCGTAACTTTAATATCGACAAAATACATATTTGGTATTTTATCTCTTGTATCAAAAATGAAATAATATTCATTTGGTGTTCTATTCAAAGGAGTCCAATCTTGAACAATAACTTCAGTTTGACCCTCTCTAACATAAACTCTGTATTGACCATCAACATTTGGTAGTTGTTTGTTTGTTGTGTATGCTTGTTTAATAATAACCCCAACTTTTCTAACATCTGTATTTAAGATTTTCTCATTTTGTTTCAATCCATAATAGGTAAAACCATATTGAGATGGGTCATTTGTTGATGCTCCAATTTGAATGGATTTTTGTATTGGATAGACCGTAAACTCATTAGTCTGATTAGGTAAAGAAAATCCGTTTAATTTAATATTTGACCAAGTATCCGTAAACATACATGGTGTTTTGTATCCTGTAAGTGGTGGTAATGTGACTTCATAAACCCCTTTTGTTCTAAGACAAGTTGATAAGTTTTGAAGTCCAATAATCGGTGTTCCTGAAGAATCGGAAATTGAAACTCGAGGTGTTTGGTCTAAGTTTTTGAAATCCCCATCTTCATAAATGTATAAGTATAACTTATTAACTTTTCCCATTGAAAAGTTGTTTCTATCGTCTTCGATTAAATCATTATAATTGGTTAATAAATAAGGTTCGTAAAATGTTTGAGTATGACGGGTGAAAAAACCAACCGAATAACTACCTGTAGTTCCACTTAAATTTTCTACCTCAGGGAGATAAGCAATACCCCAACCTGTGGATCCAGTTAGTGTATTGTTTAAAATCATATTGATTTCATATGTCATGTCAAATTCAATATCTTCATTACCAAATTCAAAATGTTGGATATCAACAATCGTAAGAGCAGAAAAAGGAACTGGTCCCAAATTTCTATTATCATATATACCTTCTTGTTCCCAATTTTTAATTGTCGATCTTTGATACCAATTTGATGGTCTGTTAGAATATGCTCTGTTTGGACCTATTGGGTCTCCGTAGTCATAAAAATCATAACCAACACCTTCGTCCCATGTTTGTGGTTGGTTATTATCAAAATCAATTGGGGGTATTCTAAATAAAATTAAATCAAATGAAGTAGCCCTCATACTACCGTCAGGCATAGACGTATTTAATAACTCTGCGTTAAATGCTGAGGTATTTGTCATTTTTAAAGTATGGGTAATTTGATTATTACAACTTGTAGAAATTACTCCTGTTAATATTTTTTCTCGTAATAAAGTTAAGTCTAGGTCAAAAATGAATCTTGAATAACCAATTGGATTTTGAACTCCACCGTCACCGTAATATAGTTGCATTACAGGATTTCTTCCGGTATTTACATAACTATTTAAAACTATGGTGTTATTTCTACTAAAATAGGAATTATTAATTGACATTTATCTTTTTATAATAAATATCAATTGATTCTAATATTTTGATTTAAAATTGAATTGTCTGCGTCTTGAAGAATTTTCCTTATTTCTTCTAACTTTGTTCCGTCGGTTCCAATTGGTATTGGAGCTTTATTTATGTTATGAACGTGAGACCCTAAGAAATCTACAATCAATTTCAATAACTTCATAAGTTCATCACCTCTTACCATCGGATCTGTATTTGGTAATATTTGATTTGTGAAATATTCTTGGTCTATTCCGTATAGAGTTTCTTTTGGTTGAAGGTTAATTTTTGATTTGGATGGAATATCTGTTTTGTGTGATAATAAATAAACAAAGTCTGCGCCAACGGTTCCATAAGAAACAGGATTTGGTTTATATCTTGGTTGTTCTAAAGTTTCTGTGGTTGGTGTCAATTGTTCTCCAACTACGTTTTTTTGCCAAACAAGGACGCTACCAAATTGTTTATCGGAAGGTAATAATTTTATTCTTCTAAAAAAACTATTCACCGTATTGAATTCTGTTGATGCGGAAGACGACAATTTATCTATATTATTTTTAGAGGGTCTAAAATAAAAAGGAAATTGATTTTTTAATGTTGTTGAGTTTTCAAAAGGAAATTGTTGATATCCATCTACATTTATTTTTCCTTGGTTTATCCCCCCAATAAATTGATTTATAATTTTAACCCCCTCATCCAAAGTTTTTCCTGTAAAATCTAATGAATACTCAACACCACTTTTGAAAGTATCTAAAGGTGTTGTCATTTTGATTTCACTAGATTTAGTTCCGTCTTTAGGTAATAAAGAATATAATTTAATGTTTCCATTATACACAGTTGTTCCAGTAACACCACCACCGCTTGTAAAACCTGTGATCGTAAATTCGTTGGTTACTTCCCACTCCACTAATTTTTTGACTAATTGTGTTTTGTTTTCTAAAAATCTTTTTTTAACGGGATCTGCAAATTCTTTTTCTAAATCAAACAAAGATATTTGTAAAAAAGATCTATTTTGTCTTGGGCTTGGTAAATTAAATCCTGCCGTTTGGACCGGTATATTTTTTCCTGCCCTTATTAATACATCACTTTTTTTAACAACAACATCGGCAGTTCCCCTACCTAATAAAGAATTGTCACCAGGTTCAGGGTAAATACCTTTAGTATTGTCCTTGTTTTCAAAAGTTAATGGGTCTTTAATGTTATTTGCTTGTTTCAAAAACTCTCCACTTGCAAGTAACGATTCGCTATTCCTCCAATACTCAAATAAATTGTTTTGGGGTCTTGTTATTGGTCCTTGAACATAAAATTTACTATTGTCTAATTGTTGGTCTAAGTTATATAGAAATATATGAACGTATTCGTCCACTTGTGGAACTTGACTAACATAATAAGGTAATAACGGTAAATAAATTAAAGGGTCTTTTTTTGTCCAAGGATCAACAGTTGGGTTCCAATCTTCAGGTAAAACTTGGGACTCAACGACATCAATCGGTAATGCTCTAATTCTACCAAGCATTAACGGATCTTGATTGTTTAAAACGATTCCCTGAAATATTATTTTCTTTGGATTAGCCATTTATTTTATTTCTTTCACTATGTTCTTTATGTAATAAATTATAAGTGTTTTCTAATTTATCTAAATGGTGAGTTAGTTTGATGATATTTTCTTTTGTGAACTTAAAGTCCTCTTGTATAAAGTCCATTGCTAACTGTAAATCTTTATTTGATCTTTCTTTATATTCTTTGATGATCATCAAAATTTCACCAGACTTAATTTTTTTTTCTTGTAAATCAAATGAATTTTCCATATGCGTCTTTTGGAATTGTAATACCCGCAGGTGTAATTGTTAATGGACCAATACCGATTGCAACTTTGCTGTTTTCGGCAATTTCTTTGGAATTTCCGTCAATCATGGCCTTAATTGCGGCCAAGAATTCATTTGGACTACCGTCAGGCATCGGACCTGTTGGTATTCCTAATTCTTGTAGGTTTTGGACCGTATTTAAAAATGATCTGGTGGGTGAATAACCATCCAAAAATCTTGAGGTTAATAGAAGTGGTAAGGGAACATCACCGCCAGCATTGGCAATTGAGCTAATTTTCTTCGTCACTCCAATATTTAAAAGTTGTAAAAGTTCATCTAAAACGCTTCTACACTCTCTAAAATCTTTAACTATCTGAACAAGTGCCGGAACGATTGCAACAATTGACAAAATCATAAGGTATTTTTTTCTTTGTTTTTCTGTGACAATATCTTTCAAAATCAAAGACACCAAAAGTTTAATTTCTTTTTTTAATTCATCAAAAACTGCCTTTGTGAATATTGCAGATATTTTTGTTAGAACTTGGTTGAAAAAGTTTTTGAATTTTTTTAAAAATTCTTCTATATTGCTAATGTCTTTGAATATTGGTTGATTGACCATGCCAGCGGCAATCATAACAGGTAAAACCGTTTTTGGGGATAAAACCGTGTTCATAACCGCCTTTATAAATTGTTGGAAAAAGCTTGTATCGACAGATAGTTTAAATGCCGGGTCTTCGTCTATAACAGGATAAATTATTCCAAGAGCGTCATTAATTTCATTAAGATCAGATGTATTTTCAAAAAAATTAAGATTGTCTAAAGCCGTTACAACCGCATCAACATTCAAAGGGATTTGTATATTATCACAATCTTCAAATTCAATTACTCCCTTTTTTATGTTAGATGTTAGTTGGTCGATAACTCTTAAATCGATATCATTGAACTCATAAAAAGACTCATCAACATTATCAACCTCAGAGAGTTTAGAAGTCCCACCAACTTCGATTTCTTCATTTCTATCAGAACAAAGACCTAAAATTCGTTGCATGATTATTAAACTCTTTTGTATTACTGACAACTTTAATTTTCCATCACCTCGACCAAAAGAAATTGCACCTGTAGTGTAATCAACTAAATTTGTGAAAAATGTTTTGTATTCTAAAATATCAATTGTGCTATAATAATCATTTAAAAATTCATCAACGGTGGGATATGTTTGTCTAGGTTTTAAATCAACTTTAAAAAAACTACCTTGAACGGTTTGTAATGTTATTGGATCTAAATAATTGTCAACGTATGTTATATCAAAAAGTTGTTGTTGTGATGTTCCATTATAGTTAGAACCAGCGACTACAGAATACGGTTGATTTAAGTTTTGAATTCTTTCATAAAGTTGTCTATTCATTGAGTAAGGAAACTGATTGAAAGGTGCATTTGTTTTTTCATAAAAAAACTTTCCGATTTTATCGTCAGGAGAGTTTTCAAAAATACCAAATAAATCAACCGATTTTACCGGAATGTAATAAGTGAAATTAAACTGATATGATTGTTCGTCACTACAGGCCAATGCTTTTTTTACTTCGGAAGTTAATAGTTCCTTGATTTGTGGTTTAATTTTTTTTAGAGAATTTAAAAATATTCTTTTAATTAAAGTGTCGGTATCAAGTCCTGCACCACGAATTTGTTTTAATTGTTTAATTAATTCGTCTGTTAGAGTTTGAGTGCTTGTGGTATGTTTTTTTCTCCAACTCACAAATTTGTCAAGAGGTTGTGAAATAGCCTTATTGGCGATTTCTTGGGAGTCTCCAGCTTTTTTCTTTAATTTTTCACTACCCTCCTTGAAGTCCTTATACGTTTTATAAACGTTAGTTTTTTCGGTAGCCTTTCTTAACTCGTTATTTATATCAACAGCCATTTTTTATTACTTCTTCATTTTATAAGTAGTGTCTTTGCTAATATCTTTTTTTAACAAATTTTGAAAAGTTTCATCGTCAATATCTAAATCGGTTAGAGTAAAGTCTTCTTCTTTATCTGTGTTTTTTTGCCACATTTGTGCTTGCAATTTTGATAAAGTAAGTTTTTTTTCAACACAATCGTTAATAATTTTTTGTTGTTTTTCAATCACCGGCCCGATCAATGTCATATCCTCGGGTTCTTTCATCATTGTTAGCATTTTGTTTTGAATTCTAATTGCGGTTTGTCTTTGTTCTACAAGTTCATTGTAAATTTCTTGCATCAATGCCAACATAGAATCCTTACTTAAATTAATTTCTTTTTTTGGTGGTCTTGGCATGTCAATATTTTTTATTTTAGTAATTCTTGGACTAACTCGTAATACATTTTTTTGTATTTTTTAATAGAGTTTCTTATTTCTTTTGTAGATAAATTAGTCATTTCCCTAAGTTCAAAAAGAATTATATTTTTATTGAATTTATTATTATTTGTGTCAGGAAAAATTGTCCCGTAGTTTTCGAATAAATCGTGAATTGCCGAACCTAATTTTTTTTCTTGTTCATCAAGTTCATCTTGTTCTAAATCAAATCTAAGTTTTTCTAAAAACTTTTTTATAATATATTCTGAACTAATTTCATCTTTATCAATTAAGTAAGACATTTCAGGACGATTGCATAAGTCAGAAGAAATGTCTTCATAAGAAATTTTTCTATTAATTTCTTTTTGGTCTTTCATGATTTGACCCATCAAATAATTCTTACAAATTGTTCCAAAATATGAATAAGCCTTTTTTTCTTTTGATGGTTTAAATTTGTCAATTTTGGTCATCAAAAAGGAATGTGTATCAACATGAACTTCTTCATAATTCATATCTTTTCTATACAACTTATATCTTCTAATTATAGAAGAAATCATCTTATCTAAAGGATGTCTTAAAAACTCATTATAAATCTTATTTTTTTCTTCAAAGGTTTCCGCTATCAAAAAAAGTTTGACAGCGGTCTCCTCACGTTCATCAAAATAGTTATTTAACTTAGGTTTTCTTCCTTTCTTTTTCTTTTCTGCTAATAACTCAGTTTCATTTTCTAACATCAAACTTCTTGGGGTTCATATTTTATTTCTCTTTCGCTGGTGTAGAAATATTCTTTTTTAGCCGAATCAATCCAAAATTTAGCCTCATCTTGAGTTATTTTGTTTTCACCATTTTTATAGTTCCAAAAGATCGACCCCTCTCTCAAATTTGTATGTTTATAACCTATTTTAGGGATTGTCATAATTTTTGCCGAGTTATATGTCAATCTTAAAAATAGTTCATAACCAAAAGTCAACTTCATATTTGATTTCAAACCACCAACTTCTTGATACTTTTCTTTATTGAATACCATACCCGAAATTTGAAAGTTTTGAAATCCTTGCAAAGTTTCATTTGTTAAAATACCCATCTCTGATGAGACATTCGCAGCAAAAGTCGCTTCATTTGTAAAACCCGCAAAAACTAACTTATCATCAACATCTACAACAATAGGTAGAAAAGCATCTACATCATTATAAATATCAATATATTTAGAAACATTTTTGAACCAAATGTTTGAATATTCGTCGTCAAATTCTAAAATTGAACACCAATTAGAGTTTGCGATACTAACCCCATGGTTTACTTGTTTTGAAAAGTTGGGTTTACTTGTCCATGGTTCTAAGGTCACGGTCAGACCACTGAAATCATACTCATACAAATACGAGTTCAAATAATCTTCATTTCCATGGACGATAATTAATTCTTTTAAATATTCGTCTTGGTATCTTACAGACTGAATGCATTTTTCAAAAAAGTCTGTGAAGGCTAAAGTTTTTCCTGTTTTGATAGGAAGAATTACTGATATTTGGTTTTTTGTTGTCATAATTATATTGTTTCAAATTTAGAAAGTTGATCTTCGAAAGATTGTAATCTTTTTTCGAATAGTTCATTAAATAGGTTTAAAGTGTTAGTTTCAAATTGTTCTTTTGTTGAAATTGAATTGATAGTTTGTTCCATTCTTTCAAAAAGTTCAGGATTTAAATTATCCTCTAACCAATTTTGGATATAGTCAGCCAATACATCAACAATTATAGTTTTGTTGTTTATCCATAGACCATTATCTTCATTCATCCAAGAAGGAATTACATCTGGAACCAATCCTAACACAGGAATTCCCATTTTCATAGATTCAAGTGGAAATGTCCCGAACGAACTTGTTTGATCGATCCAAATTGAAATGAAGCTATCTTTCATTCCTTGGCTAAATTCTTTTTCTGACAAACCTCTTAAATCTCTAAAACTAATCCATCTATATTGTGGAAATTTAACATAAAAAGTTTTGATAAGATTTGCGGTGTCTCTTTGGTCTCTTGTGTGAATATTAATTACAGTTTTTGGTGGGAATGGATTTCTTTCAAAACATTCAGAGATGTATGGTTCAACAACATCCACTGAAACATTTCTCATTACCGATTCGATTAATTCTTTTTGTTTATTTGATGTTGTAATACACTTGTAAAACCCTAACTGAGACCATGATTGACCTGGTTGTAAAGTTTCAAAAATATGGTCGAAGGCTTGTGATAATACAATTTTACCACATGGTAGTTTTGTAATTTGATCCATTACAAATCCGTAGATTTCAGGAATGATAATTAAATCGTCAGGTGAAATTTCTAAACTTGTTCCTTCGATCGCTCTATGTTCTAATTCTGACATATACTCTTCACCTAACCAAGAAGAAACACCAAAGTATTCGGGTTTTTCGTGTAAAATGATAGAATTATATCCACCTCTTTTTAATGTTAGTGCCATTTGATAAATGTATCTAACAGACGCTTTTGCGTTTCCTTTAGTGTCTTGAACCACAAAATAAATTCTTGAAAGTTTTTCTTTCATATTATTTATGGATTTTTCCAATTTTTCGTAATTTTCAGTGCTCATGATATATTATAGTTTATTTATTATGTTCTTTACTCTAAGTGTATTAAAAGAAATTTTAAATGGAATAGTTAATTCGCTATTATTAGGACCTAATTTTTCATCAACAGACTCGGCTTCGGTCATAACGGTCTCTAACATCATCTTTATCATTTCGTATTTCACTAAATGAACTTGTGTTTCTCCTGTAGAATTTGTTAGTTCTATTTCTTTTTCTAATTTATCTAAATCGATATAATAATTTTCACCAAAAGTATTAAATAACATTTTTTATTTTTTTAATCATTTCACTGAATTCAGAAATAGAATTTATTTCATATTTTGATTCAATTTGTTTATTGTAATTTGTGTTGTATTTTACAACAATTTTATTTTCGGGTTTATCTAATAATAACTCAGGATTCGATGTAAGTAAAATATCAACTTCATTCCACATATTATTTTTTGTTGATTCACTGTAAAAAATAACTTTTTCCAATAAACAACCGAACTTAGATAAAAAAAATAAGGTTGATGGTTTTGATTTTCCAATTTCGTTTGATACTATAGTAAGTTGAAATTCATCTCTAAATTCAAAGTAGATGTCGTTTAGAACATTGAATGTTGTCATTTCTGTTGATGGTGAGTGACCAAAAATCTCCATGGCAAAGTCTTCATACAAAAAACTAAACAATTCTTCATCCGATTGAAAAGAGTAGTGGTTTTGTAGATTTAAAGACGTAACCTCCGAAATTTTTTTATATTCAAAATTACTTTCTTCCGACTCAATTAATGACGTATTTCCAGATAGATCTAATTCAAAAGTTTGACCTAAAAACTCCTCATCTTTTTTTTCTATTAAATTTTTTTGATAAACTAAATCAAATTTAAGAATTGTGTCCCTTAAAACACCATTCACATCAATTCCTATCTTCATCATACTTTTTTAATATTTTTGAAATTAATGGGTTTCTTACCACGTCTTTATCGTTAAACTCGAAGGTTGCAATGTCATTAATAAAATTAAACCTTGTTATTGCATCGTAAAGACCTGATTGTTTTTTATCTTTATATCTATCGGTTTGTTCTAAGTCGCCTGAAATAAAAAACTTACTAGAAAAACCAATTCGTGTTAAAAGGAGTTTCATTTGATTTGGAGTTGAATTTTGAGCCTCTTCAAAAATTAATATTGAATTATCTATATTCATACCCCTCATATATGCAAGAGCAAAAACTTCGATAATTTCAGAATCCTTCAACTTTTCTCGAGCGTCTTTTCCAATAATTTTATTTAACAAATAATAAGACGGAAATATGTATGGGTCCAATTTTTCTTCCAAATTACCAGGAAGTGATCCCAATTTTTCTTCAGCCTCAACTGCCGGTCTTACGATAATAATTTTTTCATAACCATTATTTGGATCTAGTAATAGATCAACCGCAGCCTTCATTGCAATAAAACTTTTGCCAACACCGGCAGGTCCAGAACATATTGTGATCTGATTTGAAATTAATTTATCGTAATATTCTTTTTGATTTTCAGTAAGAAACTTACTCCTTTGTTTTTTCTTTATTACAGAATTAATAAATTCTTTTTTTGATTGTGGTTTTGTGAAGTTGTCTTCTGATTGTTGTGTTTTTTTTCTTTGCATATGCTATTTAACAAACCTTTTATTAGATTCTTGCTCATAAACCAACTTTCTCAAATTAGAAGATGAAAAATTATGATCTCTTTTGTTATAGGCGAATCTTATACCTCTTTTTTGACAAATGTTTTTTGCGGTAAAATCTTTGTCTTTATACTCTTCTCCTATTATTCGGACATCTAAATCCAAAGATAAAAATATGGATTCAAGATCTTCTTCTGTGTTATATGGGATAATTTTATCTACGTGTTTAACGGACTCTAATTGAATGTATCTTTCAACCAAAGTTTGTATTGGTTTGTTTTTTTCTGGTCTGTCAATAGTCGGGTCTACTTGCAGTGCGCATATTAGATAGTCACAATATTTTTTACATTCTTCTAACATTATAATATGACCTGCATGTAAAAGATCAAATGTTGAGCATGTTATTCCGATAGTTCTGTTTTGTCTATCCATTTACTTGTTTATTTATCCATTTGAATGTTTTTTCCATTCCGACTCTTAGTGGTTCAGAAACGACCCAACCAACTTTAGATTTATACAATTTATTATCGGAATTTCTACCTCTCACACCTACAGGGCATTTAAAACCGTATTTATCTAAAAAATTCTCACCATCAATATTATTGATAGTAATATCTTTTTTTGATATATCAATTGCCATTTGTGCTAATTCATTTATTGTTACCATTTCTTCAGACCCAATATTCACAGGACCAACAAAATCACTATCCATCAACTTTAAAACAGCCTCAACACATTCGTCAACATATAAAAACGATCTTGTTTGTTTACCATCACCCCAAACTTCTATTTCACCACCATCTGGTGTTTCAGCTGCTTTACGGCAC